GCTACTTAAGTTAATAGGTGTATCACCCATTAGTTCTTTAGTAAATTTTTGTAAATCTTTTTCTAACTGTAATTTTTCTTGTGTAAATTCTTGTTTTACATTAGCTAATGCAGTTGTATCAATTTTAAAACCTGCTTTATACATTTTAGTTAATGCAATACATACTTCATTTGTTAATTGTACTGTTTTCAAAAGTGTGGTATTTTGTAACTTTTTAGTTTGCTTTTCATAAATTTCTTTTGTAGCTAGTACATCATGTATTAAATAAGTTTCTAGTTCTTGTCTGGGTATTTCTTTAGTTGAATAACCTTTATTAAAATAATTTTTAAGTACATCTTGTTTTAAATAAGAACACTTATAGTATTCAGCTAAGTGAGATAAACTTAAAGAATTATTGATACCTTTATTCATCACATACTGTGCAAGCATAGTATCGTAAACACCTTTAGTGTATTTAAAACCTGACTCCCACAACCAAATAAGATCATAAGCTACATTGTGACAAACAAGTATGTCAGTTTTATCTAAACAACTTTGTATAGCATAGTGATTAGATATAAGATCATCTGATCTAGTAGTATCATTGTGGTCGAAAATATAAGTGGATGTATTTTCAAAGCCAAGTTTGTGGATACCAACCATAACCAAACTATTTCCCCTTTCGTAGGGATCAAGGTGTAGCTTATTGTTTTTAGTAGTTGTAGTATTTTCAACATCTAGTATTGTAATATTCATTTATCTCTCTCATGATGTGTACTGCCCTGTCTGATAATCAAATTCACAGTTAATAATATTATGTACACCTGATATTTTATTTTTAACTATATTTAAATGCCTCATTCGATCATCTTCTGTTTGATCATTCATTGGTGGATTTCTAGCTATTAGAATCATTAAGTCCGATTCACCAGCTAGTCCTGTTTTACTACCTTCTATCATTCCTTGATTAAGTATAATCTTACCTTCAGCTTCAGCCGATAGCTGAGTACAATATACAACTAAACAATTATATAACTTACCAATGTTTCTAGCATATATTGCATTAGCTTTTAGTGCTTCATGATTATTAGTAGATGCACCTTCATCAGAAAACTTACTACCAATATCCATTACAACAATATCAGGTTTGTAATTTTTAATTACACTTTCAGCCCATGCCATAGTCTTACCTGTAGCATCAACAAATTTAATATTGTTTCTTATAGGATCATATAAGTAATGAGCTTTTTGTTTATCATCTTTTATTTGTTGTAATGTCATACCAGTAGCAGCCGTCATGTATCTACTAGCTACTCTTCTAGGATGTTCTTCATTACATAACACTAATATGTTTGCACTTTGCTCTGCCCAACCATGTGGTGATGCACATAACGTAGCATGAAAGCTAGACTTACCTACGTTAGATCTTGCACCTATTACAAATAACATTCCATTGTTAAGTCCTGGTATTGCATTATGTAATGTTTGTATGTTTAGTTTCCATTTAGTATCTGCATCAGCAGCAGTAACTAAAGAGTCTAAATCATTATCAAAAAAGTCAACTCTAGTTTGTGGTAAGAAGTCATCATTATAACTTTCAATAATATCTTTTAGTGGTTCAAGAGAAGTTACTACACCATTAACATATTGAAAACCTAAGTTAGCTACTAGTTCACCTACATGCTGTCTATTTAAGTTACTAAGAACATCATTAGCTACTTGTAAGTTCATTGGCTTACAAGCTTTTATCTTTTGAAAGTGTAAATCAAATTGATGTTTTTGAGATGTTGTTAGTGTAGGATTTGCAGTAAAAAATAATGCTTTAATTTCATCTACGTCTAAGTCACTTTGATAATTCTCTATAGCATTATCAATTACTTGTTTAATTTTTCTTAGATCTTTTGTAAACAAGTCCTCTTTACATTTTGCTTTTGTTGCTTCATAAAAATCTTTATTTAGCAATCCCTTTAGTATTGAATGTTCCATTAAACTCCCTTATTGAATTTTGTAAAAATTGTATATCCTCTTCTCTTCTATATTTTATATCATCTAAAAGTTTAAGTGCTAATGCAAGAATACCATTTGCTTTTAATAACTTTGTATACTCAATTGTTTTAATTGCTGCATCAGGATCAAGTGCTACTATTACACGTTTGAAACTTCTTAGTGCTTCAATATGATTTGCATTAAGTGATGTACCTAATATAGCTACACCAGTAGCACCTAATGTTTCTACAACACATGCACTAATAACATCTTCAACTACTACAGCTAATTGATGTTGGCCTCTAATAAATCCTTCAGCATATGTACCATATCTTTTCCATTTAGGTACAACACTATCATCAATTGCTCTACCTATAGCATCTACTATCTTGCCATTATCTTCTACAGGAAATACAATACGATTTTCTTTAACGTCATAATATAAATCTAAATCTTCTGCCCAAAGTTTATACATTTCACAAAACTTATTAATGATGGCATGGTGAGAATCATCCATACCTGGATCATAAGTATTATGAGGTACTAGATATTCAGGCATTTCAAATACTTCAGGTAGTTTTACATTGACAACAGGAGTATCTTTATCTATTTTAAATTCTTTCATACGTTTCCTTATTTCATCAACTGACATATGTATATATGAACCACCTGATATTTTACAGGAATTTGCATAGCAATTCCAAAGTAACTTACCTAAGTTATTAGTAGCTGTAAAAGTATTATGCCTGTTACATACAGGGCATTTACCTCTATGCTTATCACCATCTGATAAATCTAAGTCCTGTACATATTGTTTAACATTCATAGTATCTCCATAAAGAAACTTTCCCTCTCACCTATGGTGAGGGGAAGTTTCTGATTTACTTTATTCCTTCCATAATTTTATTATTACTAGGAAAATATTTATTAAGTACAGTTAACTGATCTTGATACTTAGCTATTTCATTTAATTCTTTTTCTATAGTTTCTACAATATTAGAGTGCTCACCTACACCTACAGATCTTTCCATCATTAACATTACATTAGTTTTATGTTTAGCTATCTGTCCTTGTGCATGATTATATAAAGCACACTTAATCTCTTGAACGTGATCTGTCATTACTATCCCCTTTATTATTTAATAGTTTCTTAAAACAAGATTTACATACCCAACCAGTAGGTATTCGTCCTCCACCATATTGCATTTGTTTGAACTCATTGCAAGTTTTACAATACATTCTAGGTTGATTCACCCTCTACCTCCACAATGAGGTCTACTAAATATATTATGTACATCTATTTTATTAGCCATACCTACACCATATATTTCCTTATCTTTTTCTTTTACAAAATATTTAACTCTGCAATTACCTTTTTTAATATTTTCTAATTCTTTTTTTACTAAAAAACCTTGATCTGTTAACTGACTACAAACATGTCTTATTGAACTTGTTCTACATTTTATAAATTTACCTATATCTGTACTAGTCCAACCTTCTGGTTTAGGATTATTTAATAATAGTTCTTTAATTTTTGTATATGTAGGATTATCTCTTGACATTTTAACCTCCTAAGTTTCTTTTAGATAAAGCTTCTGTTGCACTAGTTAATGTATTTTTTAAGTAAGGTGTAAGTGACTGTGCATTAGCATGCCCAGTCACAGACATAATTTGTGGTAGTGGTACACCTGCATCTACCATTTCTGTAGTAGCAGTTCTTCTCATGTCCATCATTTTAAATTTATTAGAAAGCTTTGCTGCTTTTCTTATATCAGAACCAACTTTAGTTAAGGTAATTTTATCGTAAGGATTTTCACTTATTTGATTACGAACAATTTTAGGAGCTACATAGTTTCCGTAATTCCAACCAAAGTCTTTTTCTTGTTGTAATAAAATTTTATGTAACTCATTGGTTGTAGGTAGATATACTTTAGCTCTACGTTTAGATTGTTCTAGTGTAAGAACTTGATTATCAAAGTCATAATCTTTAAATCTTAAAGTCCTCATGTCACCTAGTCTTTGACCCCAAGTATAAGCCATATGAACTATTACACCTATATTCCTCCACTTAAACTCTGAGTAAGCTGTATGTATAAATTTATATATATCTTCTTTACTTTGCACTTCTTTCCTAGGTCTATGATTTAACTGTACAACTTTTGAAAAAGGATTAGTATCTACATAGCCATTTTGAATCCCAAAGTTAAATAACTTAGACATAACAGCTTTACAATGATTAGCAAAAGGGATACCCCTTTCAGCAAGGGAGTTATAAATTCCCTGTGCTTTAGGAGTATCAAAGTATTTCATAGGTAAGTGTGGGTACACTTTATTATCAACCATAGTGTGCCATACTGCTTCAATACAATACTTATAATCACGTTTAGTATTAGCACTTAAATGTTGAAACACTAATGAATCATAATAAACTGCAATAAGTTCTTTAGTATTAGTACTCATAAACACTCCTTCATTCTAACTTCTATTTTGGACACTGTAGTCCATGAAGCCGTATGGCACGTTTGATGAGTCATTATTAGAATCATCAAGTTTACCTTCAGGTTTATATACAGTTATACCTTTTACAAATTTTAAATTTTCTATAGCATTAAATATCTCAGCATCTCTTTCATCATAATGAACTAAGTTATCATCTACTTTTACAATTAATAAAACTTGTGACATATACAATCTCCTTAAACAGTTTCAGGTACACACAG